TTGATATTCCATACCTAGTCAACCGCACTCGTAATATAATCAATGATGATGCTATTAAAGCATTCTCTCCATGGAAGTTAGTTCAAGCGAGAGAAACTAAAACTGCTTACGGTGTTGACCAGACTTATGATCTTATGGGCATTGCGCAACTCGACTACCTTGAATTGTTTAAGAAGTTCGGTAAACTGACTTACGGTGAGCAAGAGTCCTACAAACTGGATCATATTGCTCAGACCATACTCGGCGAAGCAAAACTATCATACGAAGAACATGGTAATCTACACACACTATACGAGCAAGATCACCAGAAGTACATCGACTATAACATTAGAGATGTTGAGTTGATCGTGCGATTCGAAGAGAAGATGGGTCTAATTGCTCTTGCTCTTACTATGGCATACCAGTCTAAAGTAAACTATGCAGATACATTCGGCACAACTTCTATCTGGGATTCTATCATCTACAATCAGTTGATTAAGAAGAATGTTATTATTCCACCTAAACCTCCTCTGGATCACGATGTTAGTCGTATTGTTGGTGGTTACGTGAAAGAACCTCAAGTAGGATCACATAACTGGGTAACATCATTCGATTTGGCATCTCTGTATCCTAACATCATTGTGCAGTACAATATGTCACCCGAGACTATGTGCTATGACGAAGATATTCCTACCGCTATTGCCGCTAACGGTGCTTCGTTCCGCAAAGATAAAGAGGGTATTATTCCTAACGTGATTCGTAAGTTCTATGATAATCGTGTTACTATCAAGAAGAACATGCTTGCGGCACAGCAGAAGTATGAGATTGAACCCACCCATGAACTCGTGAATGAGATTGCAACGCTGAATAATCAGCAGATGGCGATTAAGATTTTGATGAACAGTCTCTACGGTGCGCTTGCTAATAAGTACTTCCGTTACTTCGATCAGCGTATCGCCGAGGGTGTTACTATGTCTGGTCAACGTGCTATCAAGGTAGCAGAGGTAGCAGTCAATGACGAGATGAACAATCTCCTCAAAGATAAGAAAGATTATGTTATTGCTATGGATACTGACTCCTTGTATATCAACATGGAATCTTTGGTGACGAAGTTCTCGCCTGCTGATCCTGTTAAGTTTCTTGATAAGATATGCGGTGAACATTTCGAGAAAGTTATTGCTGGCGCATATGACAAACTAGCGAACGACACTGGTGCATACATCAATCGCATGGTGATGGAGCGAGAAGTTATTGCTGATCGTGGTATCTGGTTGGCGAAGAAGCGTTACATCCTAAATGTACATAACAACGAGGGTGTCCAATACGCAGAACCCAAACTCAAGATGATGGGTATCGAAGCAATCAAGTCATCCACTCCTATGGTCTGTCGTAAGAAGTTCAAAGAAGTCTTTAAGGTTATCATCGAAGGTACAGAAGAAGATACCCAGAAGTTTATTGCAGACTTCAGAAGCGAGTTTAGTTCTCTCAATCCCGAAGATGTTGCATTCCCCAGAGGCATCTCGGATCTTACTAAGTATAAGGATAGAAAGAATATTTATGGTAAGGGCACTCCAATTCATGTTCGTGGCGCCCTTCTATATAATCACTACGTAAAGAAAGCAGGAATGACTGACAAATACGAGACGGTTAAAGATGGTGAAAAGATTAAGTTTATCTACCTGAAACAACCTAATCGTATTAAAGAGAATGTTATTTCATTCCCAACTACTTTACCAAAAGAACTTGGACTTCATCCTCAGATTGATTACAATTTACAGTATGAGAAGACTTTTCTTTCACCACTTGAACCCATTCTGGCGGCAGTCGGATGGAGTTCTGAACCAAGAGCATCACTAGAGGATTTCTTTTAATGAAATTAGATCATCTGTCATTCCCCGACATAGGTTGGGGTTATATGCCACCCACAAAGCAAGTGTTTGCCGCATTTGAGTTTGTGCAAGAACATTATAAACCAAAGTCTGTATTGGAGATTGGGTTTCATATTGGTCATTCAACTACTTACCAGTTAGACATATACAAGGATGCAAGAATTGTTGGTGTATCTCCTGACAATGAAGTAATTGGTAAACCAGGTGATTGCACCGATCCTCAGATTAGACGGGATATGGTAGGGATTCTGAATGAGTTATACATCAATCGATTCACTTGGGTGCCAGGTAGAACGAAGGACGTTAAAGGTAAATTGGTCGATGAGTATGTATTCGACTTTGCGTTGGTTGATGGCAATCATGCAGAAGCGGCGGCACTCTATGACATGGAAGTTATCTACGAGTTAGCGATTCCTAATCTACTGATAGACAACTGGGACCAAGCGCCAGTAAAGTCTGCTGTAATCAAACATGGCAAGTATGAACTGGTAAAGGAGTTCGACTATGACCAGACGTTCAAAGGAAAGACTCAGACCAATCAGATGGGACTATTAACTCTTAAAAAATAATGGTTGCATTCTGAAATTAACTGTGTTATAATACATACTATGAAATACGAACTGACAATATTCCAATCTGCATTCGACAATAAGACTCACCGCAAGGCATCTTTTGATACTTGGGATGAGTTTGTTGGATTACTAGAAGCACTCTCAACTAAATATGGAGAAAAAGGTGGTAAAAACTCATCCGCTCTTATCAGTCCTGCCATTTTCGCAGACGGCACAACACGTAGCAACGTCAATACTTTACATTGGGGAGGTTGGTGTGCAGTTGATGTTGATAAGCATAGTTTCCTTCCTGACTTGGACATTCTAAAGAATGAACTTATCACTCGATTTAGCGATCTGGACTTCGTGTGCTATTCTACTGCTAGTTCTCGCGACGACTATTATAAGTTCCGTCTTGTCTTCAGAGTTGCAGAGACTATCCCAAATGATAAAATCAAGTCGTTTTGGTACGCCCTCAATACCGATATTGGAGAAATCGGTGACCCTCAGACTAAGGATCTTGCAAGGATGTATTACATTCCTGCAGTGTATCCAGGTGCTAATAATTTTTTCTTCAAGCATTCTGGTGGTAGCGGCATTGATCCAACTGCTCTTATAAGTAAACATCCATACGTTACAAAGACCGGCAATTCTTTTCTGGACAGATTGCCCGAAGAAATGCAACAAGCAGTAATACAGCATCGTAAAAATTCGATGACTGCAACAAACATCTCATGGACAGATTATCGCGACTGTCCATTCTTTCCGAAGCGTCTTGCTATAGAATATGGTTCGATTGCTGAGGGAGGGTGGTATCACAAGATGTATCAAATAATGGTTGCTACAGCAGGTACGGCAATCAAGCGAGGTTATCCTATCACTGCCAAGCAAGTTGCAGATTTATGCAGACAACTTGACAATGACAATGGAAAATGGTATACTACTAGACCGCTAGAAGTTGAAGCGGATCGAGCAGTTGAATATGCGTATAGAAATAATTAATTTAATGAAAGGTAAAAATGTATGAGTGATATAAGCGAAGGTGAATTGGTAGACGGATCAGAAGAGTTGAATGCAACCATTCACTCAGAACAGTTGACCGAAGAACAGGCAGCAATGATTCAAGCGGGTAAGGGAGAAGAAGTGACACGACAGTTAGAAAATCAAGCGGCAGCGAAAGAATCGGGCGGTGGTGAACAACAGAAGATTCGTATTGGTGTTGTCGGTGACAATGCAGTCGCTCAAGCAATGCAATTAGCATTCGATGTTAAGTCAGTAGAGACTATGCACGTTTCTGGACTAGAGGGTATCGACGATCTAGTTGATTGGAAACCAGGGATCACATTCTTATGTACTCCGGTTCCTCTATTGAAGAATGATTCAGTGGATGATGCCGAACTTATCAACATGACTAACAAGTTGATTCGTGGTTGTGGCAGTGGTGTATGTATCAAGACTAGCATCAATATCGAAACTATTGAGCGTCTGATTAAAGCATTATCGTATGAAATTATGGTAAAGAAAGTTACATACAATCCTGTTATGGGTGATGATACTGACATTGGTAACATTCTATCTCCTGAAGTAGAGTATTTCGGTGGTGATCCAGCAGTTATTCCAGAGCATATGAAGATTATTCAACACACTAGTGTATTTTCTGCACAGCAGGTTATTACTGGTTCTATCTTCGAAGTTGCATATGCTAAGTTGGCAGTAGCAGGTTTCAAAGCAGTGAAGCAAACATACTTTAATCAGTTGCATGATGCAATTATGGACACCGGTGGTGCTAATCCATCTATCGTTCGCCGTATGATTGAGAAAGCGCCTGAACTGATTGATCGTTCTGTAATGATTCCGACGTTCATTCGTGGTCGTACTGATGCTGGTATTAGTTACAAGCAAGCGCGATCCTTTGGCGGAGAGTTCGAGAACGATGTTCGTATGTTCGCCAGCACGACTGATAAGTTGCCCTTATTGGATGAATGTATTAACTACAAAAATCTGAAGGATTAATATATGTCTGTTATGGATAAATTGAAAAAGAACTCAAAGATTAAGGGCACCAATGTGTTGTCCAAGTCCGAGTTCTTCGGTGAGAAAGAGATGTGTTCTATTGATGTGCCCATGTTAAATGTGGCACTATCAGGTAAACTTGATGGTGGTTTGGTGTCTGGCATGACTGTACTTGCTGGTCCATCGAAGCACTTCAAGACATCATTTGCTTTAAAGATTGCCTCTGCTTATCTGAAATCAGATCCTGAAGCAATCATGTTGTTCTATGATTCTGAGTTTGGTTCACCGCAGTCGTACTTCACTGCATTCGGCATCGATGTGGATCGTGTACTCCATACTCCTATTCGTAATGTCGAAGAACTGAAGTTTGATTTGATTGGTCAACTTGAGAGTATCGAGAAGAAAGATAAAGTAATTATTGTTATTGATTCTATTGGTAACCTAGCGTCCAAGAAAGAACTTCAAGATGCTATTGATGAGAAATCTGTTGCTGATATGTCTCGTGCTAAAGCATTGAAGGGTCTGTTCCGTATGACCACTCCTTACTTGACCATGAAGAATATTCCTTTACTTGCTATCAATCACACTTATAAAGAGATTGGTTTGTTCCCTAAAGACATCGTTGGCGGTGGTACTGGCATTTATTATAGTGCTGATAACATCTGGATCATCGGTCGTCGCCAGAACAAGACGGGTACAGAAGTGATGGGTTATGACTTCATTGTTAAAGTAGAGAAGTCTCGGTATGTTAAAGAGCAGTCTAAGATTCCTATCACGGTAACGTGGGAAGGTGGTATCGAGCAGTATTCTGGTCTACTTGACATCGCACTTGGCGGTGGTTATGTTACTAAACCATCTAATGGTTGGTATCAGAAAGCAGGTGAAGATACTAAAGTTCGTCAGAAAGATACTCTCACCGCAGAGTTCTGGGCAGACATTCTTAATCAGAAAGGTTTCCAAGATTTAGTCGAATCGACCTACTGTATCGGTAAGCGATCAGAGATTGACCTTGACGCATTGATCGAGGAGGGTTAATGACTGCTATGGTAGAAGGGACTGACTACGAGTTGGTCCCTGCTGATGGTACTGAAGCACTGAATGACCAAGCGTGGGATGTACGTCTCACGACTGGTTCGTTCGTTGAAACTGTATTAAGATTCGGTAATATTAAATTTAATGCAGAAGATGGTTGCTTAAACTTCAGTTTTATGATACAATCAACACCTGACTCCAGTATTAATGAAGAAGACGCTGGATTACAGGAACACGCTGGTGCTATACTAGAAAGTATCCTAGAGACGGCAGCACAAGAAGGACAACTACAGTTGGGTGACCCTGACTCTGAGGAATAGAATTGAAGATTGACTTAGAACAAACTATATTAAGAAACTTGTTGACGAATGAACCTTACTTGCGTAAAGTTATTCCTCATCTGAAAAAAGAGTACTTCGAAGGTGTTTACTCTTTATTGTTCACTGAAGTCACTAAGTTCGTTAGTAGGTTCAATGCGTTACCTACTATCGAATCATTCAAGATTGAAATTGACCAATGTGATTTATTCACTGAGCAAACTTACACACACGCGATGGATATTCTGCCAACCATCTTCACTCACTCACCTGAGAACGAAGATTGGTTGTTAGAGTCCACTGAGAAGTGGTGCCAAGATCGTGCTGTATATCTCGCTATCATGGAATCGATTGCAGTCATTGATGGTAAACACCAGACGTTTACTAAAGATGCTCTGCCTGATATTCTCACTGAAGCACTATCAGTATGTTTTGATAACAATGTAGGTCACGATTATCTCGAAGATGTCGAGGGTCGTTATAACTTTTACCATGAGCAAGAAGAACGTCTACCGTTTGACTTGTCACAGTTCAATACTATCACTAAGGGTGGATTACCCAATAAGACTTTGAATATCTGTCTTGCTGGTACTGGTGTTGGTAAGTCTCTGTTCATGTGTCACGTGGCAGCAAATGCTTTATCACAAGGACGTAATGCTCTATACATTACTATGGAGATGGCAGAAGAGCGTATCGCAGAACGTATTGATGCTAACTTACTGAATGTTCCTATTGACCAGTTAGAGAATATGTCGCAGAAGATGTTCAGTGATAGGGTCAATAAAGTTGCTTCGGGTACTAATGGTAAGTTAATCATTAAAGAGTATCCAACTGGTGCGGCACACAGCGGACACTTTCGAGCATTGTTGAACGAATTAAAGTTGAAAAAGAAGTTCGTTCCTGATATAATATTCATTGACTACTTAAACATATGTGCGAGTGCGAGAATGAAGAGTATGGGTGGAGCAATCAACTCTTATACATATATTAAAGCAATCGCTGAAGAGTTACGCGGTCTTGCTGTAGAGTTCAATGTTCCTATTATGTCTGCGACACAGACTACACGATCTGGATTTGGTAACTCTGATCCCGGTCTTGAAGATACTAGTGAATCATTCGGACTACCCGCAACTGCTGATCTAATGTTCGCATTGATTAGTAACGAAGAGTTGTCAAGTCTCAATCAAATCATGGTAAAGCAGTTGAAGAATCGTTACAATGATCCGAACGTCGAGAAGCGTTTCGTTATTGGTGTTGATCGTTCTAAGATGCGCCTCTATGATATTGATCCTTCGGAGCAGACACTTGCTAATGATGTACCTCAGATGAGTACACCAAATGGTAAGGATCTATCCGGCATCAAAATGTTCTAGGAGAATAGAAATGGATCCAGTTTTACATACATTATTAGCAATTAGTTGCATGGTAGTATCATTCTATGTAGGTAAAGCAGTAGGAGTAAGAGAGGGGATGTCAGATGTATGGCAGTCCATGCTTACATTATTTAAAGCAAAGAGTATCGAAGTCGATGATGACCTGAACATGTTTATTACTGATTACGATGGAAACGATAGAAAAATTAATTAATAGGAATTATATTATGTTAGTCCCAGATACAATGTTTTATATGAGAGAACGAGTAGACAGCAACGATGACAACCCATTCGTGTGGTCGTACAAGACCAGCAAAGATTTATTTGCAGGAAAGAATGTGATCATCTTTGGTCTACCAGGAGCGTTCACACCCACTTGTTCTAATGAGCAACTGCCGGGTTATGAGGGACTTTATAATGAGTTCATGGAAGCGGGTATTGATGAAGTGTGGTGCACCTCGGTGAACGATGCTTTCAGTATGTTTCAGTGGGCAAAGAATCTTGATATCAAGAATGTTAAGATGTTGCCTGATGGTAATGGAGACTTCGCAGAGAGTCTAGGTATGTTAGTTGACAAGACTAATCTTGGATTCGGTAAGCGTTCTTGGAGATACTCTATGCTAGTTCAAGATATGAGAATCACGAAACTGTTCGAAGAGCGAGGATTCGGTAATAATTGTCCTACAGATCCCTTTAAAGTATCAGATGCACAGACCATGTTAATTGAGGTGAACAAAAATGCCGAACTATAAATTTAGAGAAGACGAACTGATTGCTGAGTTCATGAAGTATATTGACCAGACTTATGGTGGTCATTATGGACAGGGCGGATTACAGTCGAGCGAAGTAATCGTTGATCGTGGTCATGGTATTGGTTTCTTTCTTGGTAATGTTGACAAGTACAATGGTCGATATGGTAAGAAGGGTGAACCCGCAGATCACCGCAAAGATATTGTAAAGATAATTCATTATGGATTTCTTGCACTGTATGAGCATGATCGTATCCATGAAGTGTCAGTGCCGACAGAAGATTTTTCTTATGACGCGGCAAGTCATGTTGGCACACCCGAAGGTTATGATGTAACATTTGACTTCCCACGTGAAGAACTAATTGAAGACTTAGGCAGATCCTTGAATGATGTTTCGCCTCAAGAGTGGGATAGAGTAGGCAAAGCATTTCTTGAAAAGGAATTGGCGAAGTGAGTGACATCTTCGATTTTGGATTCACAGCAGTTACAGAGGACGAACTTGAAACTGTAACTGTTGCAAAAGAAAGTGAGATTTTGGTTGCAAATAGGTTAGATATGTTGTATAATGGCATTCTACCATTGTTAGAGAACTTAAAGAAAAACCCAGAAAAAGATTACATTTATTGGCCAAATAGAACCGGCAAAGTAGAAGAGTTTGAAAAACACTTAAAGAAAATCTACCAAGGAGAATAACATTGCGAAACACTGCTCAAGTAAGGACACTACAGAGAAGACAGCGATCAGTATGGGATTTAATTGAGAGACAAGACAAAGCGAGACTAATTAATAATGAGGTATTGGATGATAGAAGCGAGAATAGAGCAAGTAAAACAGTGGCACATAGATCGGAATCTGATTGATGGTGCAACTGACAAGGATCAAGTTTGTAAGTTGATTCAGGAAGTAGGTGAGTTATCCGATAACGTCTGTAAGAATTTAGATGTAGCAGACGATATTGGTGACATCATGGTAGTATTGATTAACATTGCAGAGCGTAATGGTTTATCATTAGAACATTGTTTAGATGTTGCATACGATGATATTAAGGACCGAAAGGGTCGAATGGTTGATGGTATATTTGTTAAGGAAGGTGATTTATGAATAAAGAAGAATTTTTATTAGCGGCACAAGTAGGCGTAGTTACAGTTCAGTTCGAGAAGATTAATGATGGCGGCACAAGGATCATGCCTTGCACCCTCAATCGAGCATTGTCTCAAGATAATGTACCCGAGATACTAGAACAGAAATCAGAAAACGATCACTTCGCTGTATGGTCATTAGACAAAGAAGCATGGCGATCTTTTCGAGTTGACACCGTGACTGACTGGTACGAGGGTTATCCACCCGAAGCATAAGAAGTTATGTTCTTATAACAAAACAATCTAAGCGAACTGTTGACAGCAGTTCGTTTTTTTGTTATAATAGTGTCTGATTTGATTGATTTGTAAAGGATATATTATGAGTGTTTTAGTTGATATGAGTACTGGACGTTTTGTTGAGTTTGGTTGTTTTGGCAATATTGCTGAGTATGTACAGAGTTTAGA